GGTGAGGACACTGTGGACGGCGAGGCGGCAGAAGGTTGTCACTGGTCCCCCATGACCTGTAAGACTTGCGGTGCACAACCCTGCGATGAGTCTTGCTAACTGATTGATTTGTAACAGTTTATCACTATTGCCCTCTAGACTTCTATACCGTATAATGTATCTATAGGGTAAAGGAAAAGGAAGAAAGAAATGAACACAATGAATAATGTTTTGGGATTATCAGTTAAGCGCCATGCTGACGGATTGAGCTTTACCGAACTATTGCTGATTGAGCAATTGGCGGATCTCATTGACTTTCGTGTAGAAAGCAAGAATGCAGATGTTAAGTTGAGCGAGTATGCTTTGCAAGAAGAAGTCAAAAAAGAAGTTGAGCTTATGGTGCAAGCTATCGATAATTTGATGGATTCAGATTAAGATTGCAATAATTCATACATCTTAAATAGATGTGTTGGATAAATACTAGACAGGTTCCTTATGCACACCCTAGGCGCTTTAAAAGCATTTTTCGAATCAAAGAAAATCAAGATCAAAGAATTTTCTGGGTGGTATCTCATCGTTAAAAATGACCGGTGGTCAATGTTCGATGGAGAATATTATGTCAATGGCGTGTTAATTGATAGAAAAAATATATCAAAGTTCTATTAAACACACATAGGAAGAAAAAATGCAAACGTTATTCTCAAAGTCATTTCATGACTATCGTATTCGTTTCGACGGATTAATCGTGGGACTTTTGTTTGTTCTTGTTTATGTCACGTTGAACACAACCTTTTTTGTTTCAACACAAGAACCGCAGATCATTGAGAAGCAAGTTATTGTCAGAGTTCCCGTTTCTCTAAGCTCTGATGACAAGAAGCAAATTCGCTGCATGGCTGAGAACGTATATCACGAGGCGGGCAATCAATCCATCAAAGGAAAGATTGCTGTCAGCAATGTAGTGATGAATCGTATCAAGAATCCCACGAATTTTGCTCCGACTCCGTGTGCTGTTATCAAGCAGAAGATCGCCGGGGTTTGCCAATTCAGTTGGGTCTGCCAAGGCAAGAAGATCATTAACGACATAGATACATACACAGAGAGCTACAAAGTCGCTGAGAACGTGTATCTTAAAAATCTAAATGACGTAACAGGTGGAGCTACATTCTATCATGCAGACTATGTTGAGCCAAGTTGGTCAAAGATTTATCATAGGACTGTACAGATAGGACAACATATCTTTTACAAATAATGGTTGATTAATGGAGTGTTATAATGTATAAAGTATATACTAAACCAGGATGTGGAAACTGCGTAGCGGCAAAGCAATTGCTTGAAAGAAAGAATTTGTCCTACGCAGAATTGGTGGTCGGTCAAGACGTGACCGTAGACATGTTACTTGAGATCGTACCTCAAGCAACAACGGTGCCGCAGATTTTTCATAATGAAGAATATGTCGGAGGATATTATGAACTAGTTGCGAGGTTAAATAATGATGACTCTTCCCGTCTCCTACTTGGATGATTTACATAATTACGTTTGTGCAGTCAAGTTTACAAAGAAGGATGGCAGCATCCGTGATATGCTCTGCACTCTGCGCGAGGATCGTCTTCCCGCACAGACAGACATCGAAGAAAATATTCAAAAGAAAAAGCCTAATGCTGATGTTGTGTCAGTTTGGGATATTGAGAACGAGGGCTGGCGATCTTTTCGCAAGGACTCTGTAACATCATTTAAAAAGCAACTAGACCTTTGAAATGAAAGAAAGCGAACTGTCTTGGTGGGAACGGCGTAAAGCCGTTCTTGTCAAATGGATTATAGTAAAAATCTTACTGCGTGTCAGTCCATATGCAGTTCTCGCTTTTTGTCTTGAAACAGCTAATCTTTATTACGAAAATATTGAATCCAGTGAGGAAGTATAATGAGCAATCTTGATCTAGTCGAAAAAAACGAAACCAACAAAGACTCAAGAGGCGGCACAGAACTGCTGCAGCATCGTCTTTATGACGGCACGGTACCTCGTGACTTGCTTGAGAAGTTTCAGATTGTATTTTCGCGTGTTCGTGAACTAGATCCTGATCGCAAGCATATTTTCTACGCACATGATCTTCCTGAAGATCCTGAGTCATCACGCTTGAGTGATCCTATCTTTCGCAAGAAGTTTGAGCGCTTTGTATTCGTGTCTAACTGGCAGATGGAGCAGTATTACGAAAAGCGTGGCGTAAAGTATCAAGAATCTTCTGTTATCAAGAATTCTATCATTCCTATTGACATTGGCGATAAGTTAAAGACAGAAAGAAAGAGTGATAAGATTCGTCTTGTGTATCATTCTACGCCACATCGTGGACTAGAAATTCTGGTGCCTGTATTTGTCGAACTCGCCAAGCAAAATCCAGATATCGTGCTTGATGTCTACTCGTCATTCAAGCTATATGGCTGGGACCAGCGTGATGAGCAATACAAGGCAGTGTTTGATATTTGTAAGGAACATCCGCAGATTAACTATCATGGCACCGTATCTAATGACGAGCTACGCGCTGCACTAGTCAATGCGGATATCTTTGCCTATCCTTCGATTTGGAAGGAGACATCATGTCTCTGTTTGATTGAGTCAATGTCTGCAGGTGTGCTTTGTGTACATCCCAATCTTGCAGCACTACCCGAAACATCAATGGGTCTGACTTGGATGTATCAGTGGCAGGAAGACGCCAATCGCCATGCAAATGCGTTCTACCAAGTATTGCAACAAGGTATCAATGTCATTCGTACACAGTATTCTGATATCTGCAGTGACTTACGATTGCAGAAGATTCAGATTGATCGAGTCCATAATTGGAATGCTAAGGCAGCAGAGTGGACAGCACTTCTACAGTCACTAGAAGATAAATAAAAAAAGGAGACAGAAGGAGATGCAATTGGAAAAAGAAAAAAAGCCTCGAAAGAAAAGGGCTAGTAAGCCTAAAGCCCCTCCTAGAAAAAGTAACGTTGTTCAGTTTCCTAATAAACATAAAAATTTCGCCGCCACTGCCTCGTTGCAAGAGCTGAGGGCTGAAGTAGAAAAGAATCGTATTGAGTTCGTTAACTTCATGGTGACAGAACTCTTGGACGATATTTTCTTTAAGATGTCTACAATGGGATTCATGTTTGACGATCCCAAATATATAAAAGATTGTGTTCTTGTTTCTGAATCTATCAAATCTCTCGTTCTTAAGTCTCTTAACGTAGAACATGCCATGCAAGCCGCTGCAGAGAAACTAATTTCAGTAGAAACTGAGTCTGTCAAAAAAGACGCTTGATAAATAAAAAATATTGTGATATAATATAGATTCAATGACTCTAAGGATGATACAGTGATACTGGTTGACTTAAATCAAGTGATGATCTCCAATCTCATGGCACAGATTGGTAATCACAAAAATATCAAGATTGAAGAGGATCTTGTTCGGCACATGGTTCTCAATTCTCTTCGAATTCACAAGATGAAGTTTTCTGATGAATACGGCGAGATGGTCATTGCCTGTGACGACAAGAACTATTGGCGTAAGCGTGTCTATCCGTATTACAAAGCCAATCGCAAAAAGGACCGCGAAGCATCAGAGCTCGACTGGAATGCTATCTTTGAATCTTTGAACAAGATTCGTGAAGAACTCAAAGAATACTTTCCGTACAAGGTCATTCAAGTCGAGCATGCAGAGGCTGATGATATCATCGCCACGCTCGTCAAAGAATATCACGCAAAAGAGAAAATTCTTATTCTCTCGGGTGACAAGGACTTCTCACAATTGCAGAAGTATCCTAATGTCAAGCAGTACAGCCCCATCACAAAGAAACTAATCGTTTGCACGAATCCTGAGTTGTTTCTCAAGGAGCATATCATGCGCGGTGATAGCGGCGATGGTATTCCTAACTTCCTTTCAGCAGACGATGTCTTTATCATGGGCGGTCGGCAGACACCTATCACAACGAAGAAGATATCTAGTTGGATTCTGCAACAACCCGATCAGTTTTGCAATGAAACAATGCTGAGAAACTTCAAAAGAAATCAGCAACTGATTGATCTTGAGTGTGTTCCTGATGAGATTCGAACCCAAGCGCTTGAGCAATATACTACGCAGAATAAAGATCGTAGCAAGCTGTTCAACTATTTTATCACACATCGATTGAAAAATTTGATGGAAAATCTAAGCGACTTTTAAGGAGATTGTAATGCAACTAGGTATATCTGAGATTCTTGAGAAGATCTCAAATGAGAAAGATGAATTGAAGCGACAGAACATGCTCGCCGCACAAGTGAAAAATCAAGGTGTGTTAAACATTCTCAAGATGGCATATGACCCCAATATCAAGTTCAATCTGCCAGAAGGAAAGCCTCCCTACAAGCCCTGTCAGTTTCTAGATCAGCAGGCAATGCTATACAATAGTCTCAAGACCTTCTATTTGTTTATCGGTGAAGGTAATCCACGAGTTCCTAAGGTAAAGAAAGAAGCGATGTTCATCAATATGCTTCAGTCACTAGATCCTGCAGACGCTGAACTCGTGCTTGCAGTTAAAGAAAAGACGATTCCTTATGAATGCATTACTGAGGATTTGGTGCGAAAGACGTTTCCGGGATTGCTGCCCCCGGCACCCGTCAAAGAAGAAGTGGTAGCAAAGGAAACCAAGAAAAAGGTTAAGAAGAATGAGCAAAAGTAAGAGACAACATCATAATAAGTTCTATGATGATTTTGACGAGTCAGATACACGCCACTTCACACGCGACGATTATGTGAAGCATAAGAAAGATAAGCGAATCACACACGCTCTGCGTACCAAGAGCATTGACGACCTTATTTATCTAACTGATGAAGATGACAATTTCGCTCAGTAGTATTCAAAAAAATAAATAAAACGAGAGGGACGTATGCCTACATACGAGTTTAAAGATAACAACACAGGCAAGGAATGGGAAGACTTCATGTCTATTTCCGCGAAAGAGCAATTCCTTAAAGATAACCCTCATATCAGTCAAGTCATTTCTGCTGTCCCTCTTGGTGACCCGGTTCGTTTGGGCCTTAAAAAGCCTGACGAGCCTTTTCGTGATATCCTTAGAACAATAAAGAAAAAGCACATCCACAGTAAAATCAACACTTGGTAACAAGGAGCATCATGGCTAAGAAAACTTCTAGGAAATCGCCACGCAGCCCATCACATAATAAGTCCTATGAAGAAAAGAATTCGTTTCGATTAGCCAAAATACAGCCGATTACGGAGAATCAACAAAAAACATTTGATCTTTACAACAATAACAAGAATCTGTTATTATATGGTACAGCAGGCACAGGTAAGACCTTTTGTGCCCTCTATCTTGCTCTACACGAAGTTTTGTCAGGGTATTCCGACTATCGAAAGATTGTTATTGTAAGATCGATTGTGCCGACAAGAGACATGGGATTCTTGCCTGGCAGTGCAGAAGAGAAGTCAGCGGTGTATGAAGCGCCTTATAACGCAATCTGCACAGAGATTCTCGGGCGTGGTGATGCATACGGATTGATGAAGAAGAAAGGAATCATCGAGTTCATGACTTCATCATTCGTAAGGGGTATTACACTTAAGGATTGTATTGTTATTGTAGACGAAATTCAAAATATGAATTTCTCGGAATTAAATTCTGTTGTAACGAGGGTGGGCGACAATTGCAGAATGATTTTTTCTGGCGACTTTAAACAAAACGATCTGCGACGAGAAGAATCTGGATTTAAAAAATTTATATCTATCGTTTCAGACATACCTAGTGTAAGCGCGATAGCCTTTGGTATTGAAGATATTGTGAGAAGTGTTTTCGTAAAGGAATATATCATCAAGTGCGAAGAATACGACAACAGAATAATGATATAGCTCTACAATAAAAAATATGTCCTCATTGTCAAAAATCTGCATCAGCACCAACATATTCTAGGTGGCATGGTGATAAGTGTAAAAAGAGAATATTATGAAACAGGTAAAGCCATTCAAGCACAATCTCTCGTTGCAGCTTGAGCTTAATAAAGAAAATACTGAATTGGGCCGCATGTATGTGCTGCCTACAGGCCGGCGACTCCCTTCTGTCACAACTGTTCTGGGTTGGGCAAAAAGGGATTCGCTGGTCGAATGGCGTCGCCGTGTAGGTGAGGAAGAAGCAAATAAGATTTCAAGTAAGGCGGCGATTCGCGGCACGAAGGTTCATGCTGTCTGTGAGAAGTTTCTTCGTAATGAAGAAAACTTTCTGGCAGGATGTGATATTGGTACGATTGATTTATTCAATACGCTATATCCTATTCTCAATGAGCGTATTGATGATATCAATGCGATTGAGACGCCGCTGTATTCAGAACATTTGGGTGTAGCAGGTACAGTCGACTGCATTGCAAGATTTGATGGCAAGCGTTCGGTGATCGACTTCAAGACGTCTAATCGTCCTAAGAAAGCAGAATGGATTGATAACTACTTCATGCAGACGGCTTGCTATGGCGTCATGTTCGAAGAGCTTACAGGCATTGCTGTACCGAATCTTGTCATTATTGTTGCTGTAGACAATGATGAACCTCAGATTTTCATTGAAAAACGAGATACTTGGATTGATAGCGCTATTAAAGTAATTCAAGAATACCGTGACTTTCATGGAATTGCTTGACATTGTTTTCAAAATGCTTTATAATGACGTATGCAAGAAAAACACATCATCAAAGTATTGTCCAAGGTTGCGGAGTCGATAGAACCGATATCGGGGGTGCGGCTTGCCGCCGCGCTCGTCTATCGAAACGAGATAATTTCTATTGGAACAAATAAAAAGAAGTCGCATCCCTTCCAGAAAAAGTTTGCCAGCAATGAAGATGCAATCTTTCTACACGCCGAAACAGATGCAATCTATAATGCCCTTCGCAAATACAGCACTGATGTTGTCGCCAAAGCCAAACTATATGTTTGCCGTGTGAAGTGGTCTAATGATCAAAAAGAAAATCATATTCAAGGACTCGCCAAGCCATGTCCTGGTTGTCAAAGAGCCATCTCCACATTTAATATAAAGCACGTTTGTTATACACTTGATGAGAAAGGTCTTGAGTACCTATAGGAGTTATTATGCCCAAGTATCTAGTTGAAACCATTTCTATGTTTCGTATACGCTATATTGTCGATGCAAAGGAAGCAGACCATGCGACAGATGAAGTCGTCATGAAGATGAGAAATAATAATCTTAAGGAATTCTCTCAAGAGCATTTGGATGAAATAATTAGTTCGGTTCGTGAAATTGGGCCGAAAGAATACATCCGTTTGTTTGATGAAGATAATACTTATTTAAAAGACTGGCCTGCAGAAAAGAAGTTTGCCTTTATCAACGTAATCGACTATGACGCCGAGTAATCTTGAAGAAGTTCTGAATAAGATGGAAGCCATCTTTGAGAACATAGCAAACTATGAGCATGAGCCACGACGTTTTCTTTTTCAATATAAAATGGCTGAGTATTATCTAGAAAGAGAGAAGAAGTATGAACATATTCTATCTGTCTGAAGATCCTCGACAAGCCGCTGAATGGATGGTCGATAAGCATGTAGTCAAGATGATTCTTGAGTCAGCACAATTGCTTTCTACTGCTCATCGTGTCATTGACGGCACAGAAACTGTAGGTCAATCTGCAAGCGGACGTAAAGCAAAGCGCTGGGCTCTGGGTGATGGGCGTGAAGATATTATGTACAGTGCTACTCATGTTAATCATCCCAGTGCCGTTTGGATTCGTCAGTCAGTAGAAAACTATTCTTGGCTTGTTGAACACTTCTTTGCTTTGTGTGACGAGTACACATATCGTTATGGCAAGAAGCACGTAACACCTCAAAAACTAGGATATCAGATTCAGTCTCCTCCATACAATCTAAAAGAATGGGACTTCACCACTCCTCCATCTGCTATGGCGAAGGAATACATTATTTCTGACGATCCTGTACAAAACTATCGAAATTATTACAAAAGCGGAAAAACACATCTACACAAGTGGACAAAAAGAGAGAAACCTGACTGGATATAAGTATTAAGATTTACCACGGCGTTTAACGTACTCTGCTGCTTTAGCTCTTCTTTCGGGTGTCCAATAAAGTTTTTGTTTTTCTCCATGGGCTTTACGTTTTTCTGCAGACCATGTTTTTGTTTTTAGAGTTTGCATATATTCAGGATCAGCAGCTCTTCTTACGTTCCTTTCTGATTGTTCTTTTCTTTTTTCTTTTGTCCACCAACGCTTATGATTCTCAGTTCTTGTTTTTATACTGTCTATAGACACCACCAGTTCGTGAGCACCATCACCCCCAGCGGTTTTATTTTTTAGAATCCCAGTGCCCAAATCTTCACGCCCATACCAACGAATATAACGCCGCTCTAAAGCCAAGGCACCAATTTCAGTTAAATTTGTTTCTAAGAATACTATTTTTGACGGATCCTTGGGTACAGGTATTCCGTGCTTTGCAAAAGCTCTTTTGTCTTTACCTTTACCTATATAATAAAGTGTATTGTCTTCTTCTCTTATATAAGCATAAACGTAATAAATAGTCATGCTGGCACTCCTCTTAGTGTTAGTGTAGGCGGATGCTAGTAACATCGTGGCCTACAACTATATTTATATAAATAAAACATAACAGAATTTGGACACCCCATGATATTAACACAAAAAATGTTTCTTGAGAATGCTGCATCTGTTTCTCATCAGGGGGGTATACAGCATGTGGAGCACCCATCAGATCGAGTTTTTGATGGAAAACCTGCAGCTGCTCATGCTATCAAGACACTTGAAGGTGCCGCCAAAGGTTCTACACCTATTACAAGAAAGATTGATGATAGAATGTCTGTCCAAGTGCACAGAGATGCAAAGGGCAGAGTAGGTGTCAAGTACAAAGGTCCTGGCGCTCATTATAACTACTCAGAAGAAGATATTGATAAGCAGCATGGGCATAAGCCTTATGTCGCTGCTCCTCTCAAAGCCATACTTAATCATGTAGGCAAAGTGCTGCCACACCGTGAAGGTGAATATCAAGGCGGCTTTCTAAGCACTCCCGAACATCGCACTCTTTCAAAAGGTCGTATTAGACATCAGCCTAATACGATTGAATATTCTGTGTCTGAAGATTCTCAAGAAGGGCAGAAGCTCAAGAAATCTAAAGTGAGCATGGTGATCCACTCAGAACTGAAAGGGTCTCATCGTGAAGCACATCCTATTCTAGATACATCTGAGTTTCATCAGCATCCTGACGTTCATCTAATGAGTCACGTAGTTGGGCATGAAGAACAGCACAATATTGATCCTGTTGCCAAGCGTCAAGTTCTTTCGCATCTAGATAAGGCAAAGAAGCTCATGGCAACGCATGACTTCAAACATCTAGGTGGTCACGAAGATAAGCTACGTAGTTATATTAACTCGACTGTATCAAGTGGCGCGACACCATCTGTCGAGGGCTACAGAAGGCATTTGATCAATCATCATCAGAAAAAGATTGATGCTGTGAAAAGGCAATCTACAAAAGATGAAAAGGCAGCACAAAGAGACGCAGATCTTGCCCATGTAGATCAGAATAAAAAAGCCTTTATAAAAACATTAAACCTCCATGGACATGTGCAAGCTGCAACTAATTTACTATCTCGTGCACTTGCAAAATCTGCTCATGGCGGATATGGTCATGCGATTGAAGGTAAAGAAACAGGACCAGAAGGTTTCGTTTCAAACGGGCTAAAGATCGTTGATCGTGGTGAAGGTGGCTTCAGTCAAGCGAATCGTGCAAGAAGTGCCATCCTCAAGGCTTCCCCTAAACTAGCAAAGATGGTATCATAACATGGGCGATTTTTACGATAAGATTACAAAGAGAATCGAAGCTGCCAAGGGCACACAGTCTGCTATTCAAGCTGGTGCAACTATGACTGGTTCTCAGCCAAATCAGATTCTAATCAATCCAGACGTTCGACTTCGTACTGAAGAGTTTAAATCGTTTTTGGACTATATAGAAGAAAAAACTTTAAGTGCATCTGGTAGAGATACGGAATATCATACAAATAGATATATAGCTCCTTATATTGGCAAAAAAAATACACATACATTATCCGGTCAGATTGATGGATTGTCGTCAGACAGTCCCGTTACCGTTCACGGATACGAAGATATCAAAGGCAAAAGACACGCAATTGTAAGTCAAAATGATGGAGAAAGAAAAAAAATTATATTTTCTAAACTAAACAAACCAAATACCAAAGTAAAAAATGCTGGTCACAAGTATGAACAAGATTTTGCTAATAGACTAAAAACTAGAGGTATCATGCCTTCTCATATTCAAACAGCAGGATCAACCGCGGGCACAGACTTTGTTGCAGAAAATAGACGTAAAAGGGTTATGCATCCAGGAATCGTAACAGACGAATCTTATTTGCATGGCGGAGAGACAAAACAAAACACAAATGCTGCTTTTGGTCAGTTAACAATTAACCATGATCCGAAAAGAGGTTGGCATATTCCCGACAAAGCACGATCATTAAGACCGGGTTATGCAGACGAAATAGAAAAAGCCGGCATTATAGACCATATGAACAAAAATTATCCTGATCCATATAATGTTCCTACAACCGCAAGTGGTAAAGCAAAAAATGTGGAGTTTGATCATCCAAACTTAGATCCGGCCGAAGCTTATCTAAACGATCACCACGTTGAATTTCTTCAAGTTGGTGGAGGTAAAGGAACATACAGAGTTGGAGATGTTGACAAAACTGGACATGGTTTGCCAAGAATCAGTGGCCGTGGTAAATGGACGGTTAGAGAAAAACAAAGAGGCAACAAGACATCCAGAACAATTCAATTTAGACCAAATGGTTCTAAAGGATTGAATGCTAGTCATGTTAACTTGGATACAGATCCACATTTAGAAGAATTTGCGGACACTTTGGGTCATCCCAAAAAAAATTCAGAACCAGAACGTACGGAAACACATACTGCACCAACCGCTTGGGCAGAATCTGTCAATGCAGACATGCATCGTCGCCACCATACACTATTTTGGGGTCGCGCTAATCCTCCTCATGCAGGACACGAAGAAGCTTACAAGAAAGTGAAGGAGAATATTCGTAAGACCGGAGGCACCGGCAGTATCATCCTCTCACGTAGCTATGATCCTAGAAAGAATCCCTTGACACCTGAACAGAAAGAGAAGCATGCCAAACGTGCTTTTCCGGATGTAAATACGGCTGTCGCTGATGCAAAACATCCCACATTGCTTAATCAACTCTCAAAGTTGCATGAGCAGGGTGTGACACATTTGCATATGGTGGCAGGTTCGGACCGTATTCCCGAATATAATAAACTGATCAATAAATATAATGGAGTGCCTGGGACTCATGGATACTACAATTTTAAGCATGTTAATTTGATATCATCAGGTGAGCGAGATACAGATGCAGAGGGAACTGCAGGTATCTCAGCATCTACTCAAAGACAACATGTGCAGAACAATGATCTTAAATCATTCTCTGCTGGCGCGCCCACATCCATGAAGGCTTCACACGTTAAAGAAATGTTTAATGATGTGAAGGCGGGAATGAATCCACCTAAGAAGACAGTGAAACAACTGCGTAAGGCTAAGTGATGGATACACAAACTGCAGAAGCTGCAAGACAACAACGCATGAGAGATGCTGCTGAAAGGCAACGTCAGCGTGCAGTTGATGCAAAAAACAAGAAGCAGGAAAAGGCTCATAAAGAAACTCTTGCAGGGCGCCCAGGGTCTAAGAATCTGGATAGCAGGCCTTATAATGATCATCATTATGACTCACCTGCAGGACAAAAGAGTCCGAAGCATTGGATTAATCCACATGCATCACCGTTTTCTGGAGTGTCACATCCGCTTACTGTAGGTGAAGCAAAACTTTCTAAAAAGAAAAAGAAAGATTCGGGTGTACAATTTTGGGACTATAGCGGAGCTCCCTACAATAGTTCATCAATAAACAATGAAAGCACACAGCTTGATAAAGCAAAAAAGAAATTCAAAAAGCCTAATCTCGCTGATAAGCAGATCATGGGCATGAACGCAACATTTGGTAGTAAGTCAGCAGATGACGATAGTAAGGACGCAGGTATGGCACAAAATCCCTACGAGAGCCGCTATGTGATTCCGGCAGAGCGCGAGCCTATGGAACGTCCTGACGGCGTTGAAGTGGGCTACGATAAGACAGTAGAGCCTCAAGATCGCATGAAGCAACTAAAGCGCCGCAAAGCACTAAAACTTGTTACCGCATTTGTGGAAGATGGTGTTTGGGGCGGCGGTGGCGGGGCACCTGGTGGTTGGGCTGCACTACCCCCTGCAGGAACAACGAATACATCACAAGCTGGCGGCACGAATTACACTTTACTCAAAGGTAGTCCTGAGGACACTAAAAACTACAAACTAAAGGGCAAGAACATGAAGTCACTAAGAGATTTTAAGAACGAGATGCCTGTTGGTGAAGAGAAGAAAGAGGAGCCGCCATTCGAAGGTGGCAAGCCTCTTCAAAAGGTTCATACGGATAAGTATGGCAATGTCATTAATCCAGAAAATCGTGCTAGGCATTTGGCACGTACAGCAATTCCTCCTGTAAAAGAAGAAGTCATTGGTGAAGCTACAGTTTCTAAACACATGCATTCATGGGGTAAAATGATTACTGTCCATGATGGATCACACCAATCTTTTCCATTACATCCTGAGCATCAAGAAAAGATCAAAAATTTAAAAAATGGAGAAAAAACTACGTTCACCGATGAAACTAATGCTAAAATTCATGCTCACAGAGAAGGTGACACTATACATCTTAAGCACGCAGATACAAAAGCTTCAGGTCGTGTAGTTAGTATCCCCTATCACCATTTTACAGAAGAAGTCGAACAAGTTGAAGAGGGTGGCATGGAATTTGTAGGTAATTCTGGCAAAACAATGACAGATACCGACATTGGTGGGGCTGATACACAAGCAGCAGCTGTACCTGAAAAACCTAAACTCACAGGCAAGGCCAAGAAGGTACATGAAATGATAGTGCGTGATGCTGCTGGCAAAAAGCACACCATCAAGAATCAGCCTATTCGCATGGCAAGTGGCAAGATTGAAATGCATCCCCCTGGCAAGAGCGGTAGCTCTGGGCATTGATAATGAATGAAAAGGAACAGAAACTTCTAGAGGGCTGGTCAAAGCTTCTGGGTAATCTAGAGGTTCCTGATTCCCTTTCTAGATACGTTGAAGAAAGGGCTGAAAAAAAGAAAAAAGAAGAGCAACTTCTAGAAGCTTTTGAACGTGCCTTACTTAATACAGCAATTAAGATTGAAAATGTAGAAAATCAACTTCCCGAGATTGTTGAAGATGTTTCTACACCTGATGTTAAAGATCCAGTAAAAGAATCCTTTGCTGATATCAAGAATGCAAGTTCTCGAGAAGTCACTCAGCCACCTTCAGCAGCGACTCCTGTACAGCCACAACCTCGTCTATCTGAACCAGACTTTGTCACTAAGTCTGTTGCAGCTATCAGCAAAGCTGTTGCACCTGAGCCTAAAGAAGAAAAGCCCGAAAATCTTCCAAAAGCAATTCGCAAAGAATTGGATCTCATCAAGAAATCAGTTGTTGATCTACATTCTTTTGCATCCAGAATGTCACAAATGGGAGGCGGGGGTGCAGGATCAGTTGATGAACTGTATTTCAGAACAATAGGTGTTACAACAAATTATACTTGTACCACCAAAGACTATTATATTGGTGTTAACAATTCAGCGCCGTGTACGATTACATTACCCGCAACGGCAAAAAATGGTGCTCTCATTGTGATTAAAGATGAGACTGGATCTTGTTCAATAAATAATATAACCATTGTCGCTCAGAACGGCGCTTCTATAGACAATGATACTTCAGCACTCATGGAAGTTAACAATATGTCATTGCAATTTATTTATCGCAATGGCTGGAGGATCATCTAGTGTCTTATATCTATAATTCAAATGTTGAAATTTTTAATAGTAATGGCGCGGCTATTAATGCCTCTTCTAGATTACCTGTAGATATCGGCAATAGTTCTATTAATATTAGTGGTA